AAAAACAGCGTTAGTGACATCGAAGCTTACTTGTACGCTAGGTTTTTAAAACCTGGATATGAGGGGTCCATCTCTGATCTAACTGCGTACGTTCAGGAAAAGTTTCCCAAAGAAGATCTTCGTAAAATTTTATTAATTGAGATTGATTCTCTCAAGATTGATATTGATAATGTACGGCAAATGACCGTACAGGGGATGCTTGACCATGCTACAGCGGCTACGAAGATCTCCGTTCTTCAGAAAGAACTCCGCTCCCATATACAAGCTGTTCGTCAGCTTACTGATGGCGTTGATCGCCGTGGTTTGCTTTTAGCTGGTGCTGACCGCTGCTTGCGTGAACTTATCAATAGTTTTGAGGACACACCGACGATGCTCTCCTTGTTAGAAGAGGCATCGCTGGTTGTCTGGGGTACTATCGAACGCGAAGAGAAAAATTAAACAACGTCCATAAGCGACAGAATATTTGCCATATCACAACGAAATACCCCCATAAAGGAATCATTTACGCCCAAAGACATCACAAGCTCATAATCTTCTTCGAAACACCCGAACGGTAAGATACAAGCCGGTTGCTTGGAAATAGGGTTTCCAACGGCATCAGTCCACGTAATAAGCTCGTCGTTTGTAGAGCCACTGAACATGGGTTCTTTCATCATTCGAGTTATTCGAGTTAAATTTTTGTCTAAACAGTATGCCCCTAGGTGATAAAGCAAGTAAGGGCGTTCGTTAAAGTTTTCAACAGCCATGTGCTTCCAGTGAAAAAACACAAGCCATTCATCTCCGATGTCAATCGGAGCAGTTGAGTTAAAAGTAGGACTACCGCCCGTAATCTTTTTAAGGCAATCGCTGTTAATTTGAATTTCTTTTTCTCCTGGGGTTTTAATCATTACTGGCACAGTTGCGTAAAGCAAGCGAAGTTTGTCGCCATCGCTAAAAAAGCACCAATTTTTCTCTGTTTTTCCGTCCACGTGGTTTCCACCTACTGGAGGGTAAACAGCGTCAGTTAGTTCACCAAACTCATCAATGCGTCCTACGCATACTTTTGGAGACTTAACCATTACGGATTTGTTCGTATCCCACTTAGACGCATACGAACTTGTAACAAATTGTCCGTAAAGCTCATCGTCTGGCGTTAAAAATAAGCGTGGGTCTTCGTAGCTCAGTCGATGAGGTTTGCTGCGCAGTTTTCTAGCCGCTAAAATTGTATCGTCATTGTGTAGCTGACCTACATAAATTTCTGTAGGAGTGTTGTTGTAGTAAAAATATTTCATATCGTGTCGAAAACAAAAGGGTTCTGGCTGAGCCCTCCACGCGATAACAGTGTGTCTTCGATGTTTAACTATTGATGGACTAAAGTTGGCTACATGGTTTTTGTCTAACCCTCGGTTGATCCGTACAAAAGAACCTCCAAGATCATCTGCTTGTTTGTAGACATTTGGGATTCCTTTTTCAGGGGTTATTTTCAAAGGATGAGTTACGTAAGAGTACGCAGTGTGGTAGCGATGATGTTGGGTTGTCATTTGCACACCTCTTCAATAGCTTTTTCAAAGCCTTCGGCAATCTTGTCCCAACGGAAAGCTGGGTTCTGAGTAACTCTGTAGCACTCCTGAGCTGTATGATCTAGATATTCTTTGTCTTCGTATAAACAGGAGAGGAGTTCTGCAGCGTGGTTAACATTGACCAAGCCTCTTTCAACTCCAAGATCCTTATCGCGTATCCATGCTGCAACATCGATTAGACATGCACTGTCTTTCCAGATGTCTTTACACGAAGTGTGGTTAGGTACGACTTGCGCTCGTTTGCAAGAAGCGTGCTCAAAAGGAACAAGACCCCAACCTTCTCCGTCAGCTGTGTTAATACCTACGTTACACGCACTATAGATTTTATTCAGAAGTTCGTCTGGTGGAGCATTTGTGTAATTTATATTACTTGAAGTCATGATTAGACGATTATCTGGAGAAATGTTTAGCCGAGTCATTTCGGACTCAAACAACTCACGCACACTCCATCCAAGATCTTTTTCGCTCATATGCAGATACAACATAGTATCCGGTTTATCTTTTGCAAATTGGGCAAACGCTTTGATTGTCAGATCGATGCGCTTACGTGGTTGATTCCTATTGGCATTTAAAACTATAAACTTATCTTTAGGAAGTCCCAACGCTTCTCGCGCTTCTTCAATATCGATTTCATAAAATTTGGCAGGGTCGATTCCGTGAGGAAGGACCGCAAGGCTCTTTGGCTGTACACCGTGAGCCATGATTCGCTGAGCTTGTTCAATCGTGAACGTAATCGGAAAATCCCAGTCTTTTATAAACCGCATCATGGATGCTGTATACCATTCGGAGTCGATGGGAAAGTAAGGAATAAATTTAAATTTAATTTGGTCTTTAAGAAAGTGGATGCGTTCCCACACCTGGTTAACAATCCAGATGTCGTTCAGGCAGATAAAAACTTCAGGTTTTTCTTTTTCTACAACGTCGGGAAGTCGTCCAATACCAAAACGATCTGAAGGGTTTGCTGCTGTGGCGGGGTAGACCCTAAAAGGTAAATCATGAGGATCCCCCATATAGTTGATCCCGAACGCAACTACTTCATTATCTTTGCTGAGGTGCTCTAAGATACTGTGAGTCACACGAGCAAAACCTGTGTTAGAAAGGATATCCCCGTACCAGAGAATTTTTGCCATAAAGCTGTAGAATCTTGCTAACAGTATACAGACAGTTTTAGGAATATGCCTAGCCGAGAGACATTTGCTTATCGCCGTGCACTAAAGCTACGAGCTCAAAAAGCAGTTGAAAGCAGTTCAGATTCTGCAATTGATAACGTATTTACTAGAGCAAAAGATGATTTTGCTACGTTCTGTACATTAATGGATAAACCTCCTGCGCAGCATATGTTGCAGTGGCACAGAGAGCTTATAACTGGAGAGAGTAATCGGTATTTACTTGATATTGCTGGTCCTAATATTGATATTTTGAGCCCACGTGGCTCTGCCAAGTCCAGCGTTTTGAATTTATTTACTGCCTGGTGCATTGGTCGCCATACAGTAGCACAAAGACCTCTTCAGATTATCTACGTATCTTACAACATCGCTACGGCTATTCCTAAAAGCAGGATTATTAAACAAATTGTAGATAGCAGTACGTTTAAAAAAATTTTTCCTGGCTGTCGCCTAAAGCCTGGGATGCAGTCAGATATTGGTTGGTCTATTGATTTTGATTATGCTGGCATACCTCGTATTGGTGATGAAGAATTTACACTACGCGCAGCTGGCTTACGGGGTTCTATTACGTCTAAACGTGCTCACGCAGTTATAGTCGATGACCCTATTAAGTCTAGTGCTGATATACGCAATCCAGCTATTAGGGATGAGATGAACTCTAACTGGAGTTCTGTTATTGCACCTATTGTCTTTGAGGGTGGTCGTTGTATATGTCTTGGTACTCGTTTCCACCCGCTAGATATTCATAAAACTATGTTTATCCCCCAAAAAGGGTGGAAGCAAGTCGTTCAGGAGGCAGTTACGTACAATGACGCGGGAGATCCAATCAGCTACTGGCCTGAGCAGTGGTCCGTGGATTATTTGCTTCAGCAAAAAGAACTTGATCCGGTAGCGTTTGCATACCAGTACCAGCAACAACCTGTGATGACTTCGGATCTGGTTTTGTCGCCAGATCTAATTGTGAAAGGTGAGGTTGTCACTGAGTTTGATTCTCTTGCTGTTGGCATAGACCTTTCGGCAAGTAAAAATGAAACGTCCGACTACACAGCATTTGTTCTTGGAGGCAGATTAAAAGATAAATATTACATTATTGACGCGCATCAGGTGCGCTCTATCGGCAACCTTGAGAAAATTGATTTGCTATGCGATATGCTTGTCGAATGGGGAATTCTAGAACTGCAAGAAGATCAGTACTTTCCTACGTACTCCACGGTGACTCTTGTTGTTGAGTCTGTTGCATATCAAGCTTCTCTTGCAGCTGACCTCAGGCGCGTGCTCCTAAACGAGCGTGGTTTAAGTAATCTTCATATTCACGAAGTTAAAGGTTTTAGAGGAGACAAGGTAGCTCGATTCCGAGGAACTCTAGGCTTACTGGAAAACAAAAAAGTTATCTTTAACAAATACAGAAAGTTTGATGCGCTTACCGATCAGCTTGTTAACATAGGTGCTACCTCGCATGATGATTTACTGGACGCATATACTTGGCTCATGACGTTTTTACAAAAACGAGGCAACTTCTCCATCGAGTACTGAAATGTTTAAGTTTTTTATCGCCCTAACTGCTCATGATCCCCTGTCGCGGTTTGATCCTTTACTCCGTGCTTTGCAAGGTTACTCGAAGCTGCCTGGAAGTAAGACGGTCTATATCTATGTGGATAAAGCGCATGAGCAAGATGTTCCTGAGCTTTACGAACTGATTGAAGCCAATGTCAAAGACTTAGATGTTTATACCCATATTGCTGACGCTTCTTATGAAGGTTACTCGCTCACGTGGGCACATAAAGCTGATCTAAGATTCTTTGTTACGAGCCAAAGTTTTGATTTTTATATTTACGCTGAGAACGATATGCACTTTACGGAAGAGAATTTTAATTACTGGCTTAAGTACAAAGATAAGTTAAAACAGTTAAATTTAGAGCCTGGATTCTGCCGATACGAACTCAAAAACTCTGACAAAGTTCCTTTTGACAACTACAAGAAGTGGAATGTTACGGGGCTTACGCATAACGTTTGGGGTGATCGTCCCTACGAAGCAACAACGTATCTTTACTTAGAAGATCCCGATGTTCTTTGTTTTATCTCTCTCGGGAATCCGTATGCGGGACTGATGATTCTTGACCAAGAGCAAGCTGAAGCCTATATTGTTTCGGATAGCTGCGACCCTCACTCCAGCTATCTCAAGACTGCCCACAGAAATTGGCCTATTGCCGATAGATCCTCTATGGGTTTAGCTTTTGAAGGGCTTAGTCCACATCAAGAGCACCGCCGTGTGGTTCCTCTCACAAGAACAGACTATGGGTTGACCATTCCAGAGTTTGCTCTTGTTGAACATATGGATACAAAGTATTCAAAGGAACTTGTAGGTGATACCTCTTTAATCACGACTTTTTCGATGTTTGAGTAACTATGGAACAAGTAGAACATCCTGCTCATTATGTTCAAGGCGATATTGAATGCATTGATGCTATTCGTGCGGCACTAACGCCCGAAGAGTATCGAGGATTCTGTAAAGGAAACGCCCTTAAATATATTTGGAGAGAGCGGCATAAAGGAGGAAATACTTCTTTAGAGAAGGCTGAGGTGTATCTAGATTACATCAAACAGGTGTCAGCAGAGTAGACTTACACTACTGACTTCGTAGTTTATGGACGTCCGCGCTTTTGGTTCTTATTACGGACAAACTTCTCAACTTCCATATGCAAGTGGGTTCGCAGTTTCTTTGTCTGGGACTATGGATACCATAAGGTTTCCTGCGTGCCGCGCATTATTTCTTGAGTCCGACTCGAATCAGAATAAAGGGTATCTAGCCGTTGAGCTTACCGATGCTCCTGGTCAAGTTGCTTCTGCTATTGAGTTAGCGGGTAATCAATTGTTCCCGATTTCTTGTACGGCTGTTATTAGCGGCAACTTACCTGGACTTTTTATTCTTTACTGATATGGATTCTTACGCACGTGCCAGTTCAGCTTTCGGCAAGGCTTACCGAAACCAGCTAGAAGCTGCCGACCGTCAACGAGCTGAGTCCACAGGGCAAGAAGCTCAGTTCGGTGACGACGTTCGACAGTCGGTTGAATACGAATCTGGGGCTCCTATGCCTCCCGATTCTGTGCGCGAAATGTCCTCTGAGTCTGGTTTTGACCAGCCGATAGACAATCGCGTGGAATCGATGAAAAATGGTCTACTTAAAGAAGCTCGTTCTCGTATGCAGTCTGTTGCTCCGACCGACTATTGAGTTAGTATATTGTCAGTCTTGTTAATGACTCGTGCTGATCGACGCTTTTCCCTATTTCACCGAACGAGAACTTTTAGAGCTCCGCATCCGCATGCTGGAACCGTATGTAGACGGTTTTTTGATTGCAGATGCGAATCGCACCCACCGTGGTGAGGAAAAACCGTTCACTTGCTTAGACACGATTCGAGAACTTGGACTTCCAGAAGAAAAAATCCAAGTTCTGCACGTTGAGCTCCCACCGGTAGAAGAGGTTGTGGATCCTTGGGTTAGGGAGCGAGGCCAGCGCGATGCGCTTGGAGTTGGCCTCCACATGATGCCAGACGATACTTTCTTTATTTGTTCGGACTGTGACGAGATCACAAACCCTGAGATTATTAAAGAAGCCAAGCAGGCAGTTCTCGATAATCCAGACAAGATTGTGCGCCTGAGTATGTCCATGCATTACGGGCGTGCTGATCGGCAGCTTCAGTCTCCAGATGGTGAGTTTTTTAACTGGCGTTGCGGCACCGTTTGCACCGTGGGACAGCTCAAGAGTTTTGGGACTCTTTCTTCACTGCGTGCGTCAGACAATAATGTTTACGTTGGTGATCGTAACGCTGGTTGGCACTTTTCGTGGATGGGCGACGCTGGTCGCCGCAAAGCAAAGTTGAAGTCGTTTGCTCATTTTGAATGCGATACGCCTGCTGTTAACGAAATGTGTGATAACTTTGAACCTAAGCTGGGTTCTATCGATATGCTTGGGCGTCAGGATCACATTATTGCCGAGTACCCGATTGAGGATTTGCCTCAAGAAGTGTTTAAAATAGAGAGAGTCAAAAATTATCTGTTACCTGATGGCTAATAAAATGCCTGCGGAGCTTCTGGAGAAGTTCAAGCAAAAACGAGAAGAAACCAAGGCTCCCAGCGGTGAAGAAGCCAAAAACGAAAAGCGCAAAAGTGCTCGCGACAAAGCTCGTAAAGCTAAGGAAATGCGCAAAAAAGACTGAAGTGACTTTTAATGGCCTCTAGTACTGAAACCAGGACTCGATTTGAAGAGATCTTAGAGGCTTCGCGGACTCAAGATCGTTCTAGTCAGTCCGCAACGATGGTGGTGTTAAGCCACATCCAGCAGATGACCCTTCTAATGATTAAGAAGGGTGTCACTTTTTACTGCGATCAAGACACTTACAACAGCAGAACTTCTTTTTTACAAGATGTTATTGCGTTGAACAAGTTGGATATTCGCTTCCCGGCGATTATTCGAAATTTTTTGATCGATGGCTGTGGTCTGTTTTACTTCCGACCAGATCCAAAACTTAAATATCAGATCTATTTTTTTAATAAAAATCAGTATCGGGTTTACCACGACCTTAATGGCAACGTAGAAGAGGTCGTAATCCTTTACAGCTACAAAGTTAAAAACCGTAATTTAGGTCTTCCGGCTAATTCTTACGGACAGAACAAGCGTTATGTCCGTTTGACCATCACGGCAGACGAAATTAACGAAATCGAAAGTGATACTGAACTCAGTTTTGAGCTTGAGCCTGGTTCTGTGCTGACTCCAGCTAAAACTAGGCCGAATACACTCGGTTTTGTGCCTGCTGTAGAGGTTTTAAACAAGCCAAACGCTAGTGGGACTGAGGGTGAGGGTGAGTTTGACCCGTTTATGGAGCAAATCGTGCTCCATGACCAGATTATTCGTAATGTTGCCAAGAATATTGAGTTTTTCGGCAATCCGACGTTAATTAGCTCTCGTCCACGTAGTGATCTTGTAGAGGCTAGCGACGCACAAGGCACGTTTAGGCCCACAATCAGTAGTCAGAGCGGTTTTGCGGGTGCTGACACGCCTTCGACGCGGGTTAGCGAGCCTTTTGGGGCTGGAATGGGCAGCGGGCTCCGTGTTCCACGGATTATTGCAAACGTCGAGCCTTCTGACCGTGTGGGTTACATGACCCCTGACCCTGTCAGTGGGGATATGAACCGTTACGCATTGTTGTTGCGCGAAGAAATTCGCACAGCGTTAGGTGGCGTCGACGAAATCTCTATTTCTGCGGGTGCTACCGCTACAGAGATCAAAGGTTTGATGGGTCGTGCTCAAGCCACGGCACTTCGCAAAAATAAAGGTTTCCTGACATACGGTTTTTGCCGTTTGTTGGAAATGATGATTTATCACCAGGAGGTTATTTTCCGTGAGTCGTTTATTGCGGCCATGGGCTTTAATGAGCCCAAAATTCCCACGGAACAAACTGAAGAAAGTGCTGAAAAATATCAAAACTCGATGCGTCGATTTAATAAAAAAGTCGACGAAGCGATGCGTGACGCCCTCGCCAAAAACAAAGTCCCGCGTGGCGTTGTGGGTTTACCTGAGGACGGCGACCGTGCTGTTGCTTACCGGTACCAAGGCGACGTCTATGAAGATACTGCATACGATGTGAATCAAAAATCCATCGTTGTTCGAAATCTTCAAGAACTAGGTGTAGACTCGATTGAAGCGCTGAAGTACTTATTCCCAGATAAAACAGATTCAGAAAGAGCCGAAATGTTGAAGGGATTTCCCTTCAGAATGGTTCAACAAACGCAAGCAGCGATGCAACAATTTCTGGTATTATTAAGCCAGATGTTGCAGTCTCCGCATCCCCTTGCGCCTGATCAACCACTAGCGGCTGATCCTAGACTGAATGTCACTCCGCTCCTTTATAGGACATTCGATCACCTTGCGGAAGAATTAACTTACTCGGGTAGCTATGAGCCAGCAGATCCAAGCTTCAACCCCGAGCCCGGTCTCCCCGGCGGCAGCCCCGGCGGTATCCAGCGACCAGGGCTCAACCGCCTACCCCCAGTGGGTGGCCCAAACAGCTACCCCGGCGGTAGCTTCGGTGCCTACAGCCCAACCGCCGTCGCAGGTGGCACCAGCTACGGCCCCTATTACCAACAACCCGTACAACCCGTCAACGTCTCCGTCCTCCCCCAACAACCCGTGGGAAGCAGCGATGGGGTCCTTGGAGCGGGTCCTCTCGAATATCCCGGCCCAACAATCCCTCAGCCAGGCTCCACAGTATCCGAGCCAAATTCAACAGCCGGTTACTCAACCAATCAGTCAGCCTTCACAGGTCCAACCTTGGGCTTACCAGGCACAGCAGGCAGCGCCGACCTCGTATACCAGCGCTTCACCGACCCAGACTTCCTCTCCGGCTTCTACGGCCCAGAGCGCAGGTCTGACGGACGTAAGCGCCGAGGTCGTTAAGCACTTTGGTATTGAAGCTCCTGGCATTCTGAATCATTACGCTTGTTCCTTGGAGGACCTGCTGATTGATCAGTCTCAGCGTATGGATGATCTGAACGCACGTGCAAGTTCGATGCAGACCATTCTGACTAACCCTGATCATTTGGCGGACTACACGGATCGCTTCTTTACCGAGGTCTACCCCGTGGATACTGATGGTTCCACGGGTGCTCAGCAAGTTGCTCAGCCTTACCAACAGAACTACGATATGCCCGCTCCTCCTGTAAATGCAGGTGGTCAGCAGGCTTCTGCGAATCCCCAACAGCAGTGGGAAGTGTTTGGTGAAGTGATGAACCGCGCTCCCGAAAACGCTTGGCGTTATCTGCAGAACATGGGTCCTGATGCCCTGCGTTCAAAGCTCCTCTTTATGGAAGGAGCTTGATAAAATAAAGGCAAAGTCCAAGGGTTCCCCTTTTTAGGGGGATTTTTTTTGCTAAACTTCTTGTAAATACAGAATTACCATGCGTTCACTTGAATGGCTTGCTCAACGGGGCAAGCAAAAAGCAGAAGCTCCTTCCCCTCAGCAACAAAATCAACCTGTGCAACAGCAGAGTGCTGAAGCTCAGCAACCCGAATCATCTTTTGATGACAACGTGGAACTTTCGGTTGTTCCTCCGGTCAGCTGATACTTCTTCTCGATTTTTTTCATGAGAATGTTTTCTCCCATGCGGAGAAAGCGTACTCCTGCATATCCACAGATAAACGACAAAGCTAAAGACTCTTTTTCGCTTAGGTCTAATCGTTCTGAGATTGCTGGAGTTACAAACTCAGCCAAGAAGAACCCAACAATCAAAGCTTTAAGTACGTAAGGAATTAGTTTTTTTAGCGATTGCGGGTGAATAACTGCATCCGTAACCGATCCTGAAAGTGTGGCCAAAGCTGCCTCCGGATCGTCTGTTAGTACTGACAAGAGTCTAGAGTTGAGTGAGTTCATTACTCCTGCCTTTCCATAAATATTTTAAGTTACTCAACATAGGCTCTAAAATTAAATTATCAGCGGTATAAACATGACTTATGCAGCTTTAACTAACTGGAAATTTGATAAAAAGCTTTATCACAATATTCAGTCTGGTCCTCAACGTACAGGAGACAATTTAAATTTAACTGATACGTACGAGCTTATCTCTAGTGGTTATCGAACACCGTGGGGATATCAAGAGACTTATTTTACTGTTGCTGATCTTGGGGCCGATTTCGGCATTATTACTGCAGGACCTCCCAATTACAGCGGATACTTAACTTCTGAATGGCGTGCTGTTCCCACAGCTGTTTCTGGTTTTTGGAACGACTACAACGATATCTATCCGCATACTTCAGGAACTTTAAATATTCGAGATGGTTATCGTCGGCAGGGTTTGCTCAGAGTTGCGAACTCGACGGTTCAGACTGCATTTGGACCTGAACCTGGTTTACGAGATATTGGAACTTATACATGGTTTGGTGCGGCTGTTCCTGACAATCAAACTTATGATCCTTTCCAAACTCCGGCTGATAACACAGCTGAGCAAGGAAGTTATGGCGGCGCAAATTCGTATGCTCGTGCTCGCTACCCTGCTTTAACTAATCCGACAAACGATACGTCAGGATCTCGCGCAGCGTGGGAGTACCATCAGCCTGTTTATTGTCAGACGTTTTCTGAGGCTGTGCGCTCTGATGCTCCTGGTCAGATGAGTACTGTTATTCGGAACATGTATCGCGGCAGGTCCACGCGGTACGTTTCTAACTATGGTGCTGTGTACGGTGTGCTTGGTGAGGGGATTAGAGGTATGGTTCGGCGATTAGGTTAAACGCTAAGATCGCAACACCTTTCTGTTAATTTGTTGTTAAGCAGGCGTAGAATTAAAAAGTAGTTTCTACGGAACTTTTATCGATGTTTATCGATAATGATTTTCCGAAGATTCTCGGTGCCGAACTTTACCGTCCGCACCCTGCATACATCGTTGAGATGGCTGCAGAACCGGTTGACAAACCAGCCGCCTCTCTGAGTAATCGGAGAGTGAACACCCGGTGAACTGCTGGAAACCCTTCTTAAAAGCTTCAGACCCTACAACGTAGTCGGCGACGGCAAGCGTGAATGGTTAAAAAGTCTGAAGTCTGGGGCAATCAGCAGCCAAGCCTCTCAGGAATGAGTGGAAGGTTCATCGACTAGGACATACGATCCAGACCGGATTATGAAGTCCACTAGCGCCGGGGCTCCCAGTATTGGCCGTAAGCTTTAAGCTTTCGGTCGATACCAAGACTACATCCTCCGTAAATAGCCTGTATGGCTTTTGCGTCTTTTATGTAACCGGGAATAGAATACAAATCTTTCCCGTTTTTGGTAAGCTCTGATTTAATCGGAAGCTTTAAACCACTTACATCGAGGATTAAAGTCTGAAGCTGGTAAGCAAACTCTAGAGAAGCCGTGGTGACTTTAAATCGACGTTCTGTAACGGATCCGTCGCCGTCCCACACTCCTCTCAGAAAGTCCTTTTTAAACTCACGGAGGTCGCAAGAAAGTTTCAAAGTGTGGGATTTGTTAGGTGTTATACCTAACTTAAGTAAATCCTCCACCATGGACTTTTTACTAAGAACTAAAACTTTTTGAGGGGCCTGTTCCTTTCCGTTAGTTTTAGAAATCTTTGTTTTAAGTTCTGGAGCACCTTCACCTAAGAACTTTCTAAACTGCTCTAAAATGTTACAATCTTGTTCCTTTAGAGCGATCCTCACTGCTGTTAATCTAGGACTTATGTTTCCATCTGCTGCTAACAAACCTAAAAAGTAGGCTTTATCTGGCGTATCGACGATCTCAAAATAGCGATCATCGTACTCCAGAAAAGAGTAAGTCTCTCCTGATTTTCTCTTACGCTTACCGGTTTGTTCGAAATAAGATGGGATACCTAGTTTCTTTCTAGCTTTGTAAAAAGTCACCATCGTCACACCTAGAACTCTAGCTGCTTCAACATCTGGCATTCTTGAAGCCAGTTCTTGAACAACAGAAAATTCTGGGTCAAAACGTTGAAAGCGTGGCATCTGGGAGCAAGATATAGTCAGTGCCCTAGGGATGAGAAACCTAGGGAACGGACCTTAACTCAAGGATCCTAACACGTGTTGTCCACGACTTTTCAAAACAACCTGGCCAGACGGTTCAACTTGATCGCTACCGTTTCTTCGGCAATCCTGGCTCTAAGGAGTCTCGTGAGCGCACAGCCGAGCAGACCATTGGTACTGCTAACAGCCGCAACATTGTTAAGGACAAGGTCCTGGTGACTCTCAAAGAGTACACTGGTCCTGCTGATCCGTCCGATCCTACCCAGCCTTCTACTTTTAAGATTGCTCGGGAAACCCTGATTACCGCCCAGCGTCTTCTGCTGGACACTGGTAATCTCACCACTTTCCATCAATCCATCGGCAGCCTCACCCTGCTTGACGACTATCGTCGCTGGCGTGACCGGGTGTTCATTAACGAACTCCTGAAGGCTGTTTCTAAAGGCCAAGCTTCTGACTCCCAGGGCGGTTACTACTTCCCCGGCGATCAGTCTGTTGGTTCTTTGAGCTACACCAACGCCGAGCAAGCTAAGTTCGACGTCAAGGATGACCTCCTCCGTGTGGTCAAGTCCTTGCGTAAGCGCAACACTCCGACCTACCAGGACGGTTTCTATCGTTGCGTTTGCGATCCCACCTTCCTGATGCACCTGCGTCAGAACAGCGACTTCCGCGAGGTGGCTCGTTATCCCGGTAACGGTCAAATCAACCCGCTCATGTCCGCAATGCAGCCCAACGCTGCACTGTACATGGGTCAAGGCTTCGGTCAAGCCACCTTTGTGGCTGGCGAGCCGATCATGCCGACTGGCTTTGTCTTTGAGGGTGTGCGATTCTTCGAATCCACCAACATGCCTTCCCAGACCCAGAACGCAACGATTGCTAGCAGCACCGCTGACTACAACTCTGCGATCGGTATGTTCTTCGGTCCTCAATCTGTTGGCGTGGGCATCGGCGGTAACAACGCTCAGGTGCTTCTAAACAACAACGATGACTTCAGCCGCTTCATCATGATGATCTGGAGTCTGTATGCTGGTTTCGAACTGCTTAACGCAGACTTCGTGACCGTTGCCTACTCTTTCGACGCTTGAGGAGGTAACTAACGATGGCTATTAACTCCAACCAGCTCCACGTTGCCAAGATTTATCCCGGCAACTACACCAACGTTCTTCGTTACTGGCACGAAGAAAAAACCATGCAGTTCGAGAACGCCAATGGCGTTCAGACGAGCTACACCAACCAGCCCGTTGGTGGCCCTGTGGGCGTGGTCTTCCGTCCCGGCTGGATTGCCCAACAGGCAATCGGCTATGTGGATCTGAGCTATCAGGCTCTGGGCACCAACAATCAGCTGGCTTACTACACCCGTCCTTACGGGTCTGGTCAGAACTCTGCTGAGCAGCCCTTCCTGAACGCTGACGTTATCATCCCCTCTCCTGACTTCCATAAGGATGTGCGGGCTGATATCACCGACGGCATCAAAGTTCCTGCCACCGCTTACGTTTATCGTGCTTCTCTGCGCGTTGACGGCGGCGATGTGGTGAGCAGCGGTGTTGCCGGTGGCTCTGCTACTCCTCAACTTTCCCTGGTCCCCGCTGTGGGCGAGGGTCTGCTTGATGACAGCACTGTCGTGTCTGGTCAGTTCGGTGTGTCTGTGACCGGTTCTTCCAGCCGGATCGCTAACGGAAGCACTGCTTCTGTGAACATCATCGACTCCAGCTCCCTCTCTGCTCTGTCTGCAGAAACCCAGTGGAAGCTGTTCACAACCACCGATCTCGGCGGTGCTGCTGCTTCTGGTCTGGCTCAAGGTTCGGGTATCTATGATCCTCGCGCCGGAGTCAATAAGCTGTCTGGTAACGACAAGGCTCTCGCAATCTGCGAAGTTTGCTGGATCGTTCCTGACGAAGCTCCTGAGCGCCAAGCCGTGGCTCTTCAGCCCGATGGCCTCATCGAGTCCTCTGCTTATACCTCAACCACGCCTGCTTGATAGAATTCAATCAGGTGAACCGCATGAGCCCCTCCTTCGGGAGGGGTTTTTTGTTTAGCGCGGCATAATCAGAGTAGGCATTCCACCAAATTTTTCTGTCCGACGACGACTATTTCTCCTGCACGCTTCTAGAGCCCTTTGAGCTTTCCCACTTTGAACATAGTCACTCGGCCTTCCGCTGACTAACCGTGTGGCTATTTCTCTTGTCAGATTTTCAGTGTTAAATAAACCTGCGCAGTCTTGCGTATCACGCACAGCCGGTGGCGCATTAGGAGTAAACTCTCGACTGTAGTCAAGGACTTGAGGAATAGCGTTTAAGCCTCTTGATCCTGCTGTAAACATCATTTCAGTTCCTCCCACGACACCTGCATTTACTGCTTTTTGGAGCATTGAAGGTTCTGTAGGGTTTAGCAGCTCTGTAATAGGCCCGATAATATCAGTTAAAGGTCCTACGACTCTTTTAAGCGCATCACCAGCAAACCTAACCGGATTTCGCTGAGGCATAATAAAATTTTGATTCTTGCTCTATTTTACGCAGATTTAGATTAAACTACTGCTCATATACTGTTTGTTCTATGTCTGACACCATTTACAAACCCAGTGGAATTAAAGTTCAAGTCCTTTCTAAGCACGATGAGGGCGAATACTTTATGGTTCGCTCCAACACTTCGGGCAAAGTTTTCTTTGCTCATAAAGATCAGATCGAAGATGCCCAAGATAAAAGTTCTAAGGCGAGCGAACCTCCGTTAAGGAATCGTCGTTCCAAAAGGAAAGTTGCTGTCGTGCGTCCACAAATCCCAACTGACAACCGAATCAACTTAAATACGTTGACTCCTGAGGGCCTGACCCAGGTTCTCCCCGGCGTAGGCATTAAGACTGCTAAAGAAATCGTTGACCTACGTCAATCGCTACCTGGTGAAAAATTTATAAAGTTAGATCAGCTTAAGTCGATCAAGCGTGTGGATTGGGATCAAGTTTTTGAAAGCGGAGATGTTTACGTAGAATAAAGATACGTAATGGTCGAAGTTAGTGGCGCAGCTTTCTCAAAACGAGCTTGAACAGATCCAGAGTTATCTGGCTCAGCAAGGCGTAACTTTTAATGCAACCAGTACGGATGCGACTAAAAGAGAGGTTATATACGCCGCAGTTAACCAACTTACACGTAATCCAGCTCAGGTCTTTGGGTACAAATTAGATGATTATAATTTTAGTCGTGTAGCTTATCATCTAGGATACAATATAGCTACTGTGCCTGCGGGCGACTACGCAAGATTACTAGAGGCTTGTAGTAGCATTCCAAGTGAGTTTTACTACGATAAAATAGTCCAGCAGATTGAGCGTTGTGAAGAAGCTGAACGATTAACAGAGCTTGCTACCGGTCGGGCCACGAGTCGTCAAGAAACGATTCTTGGTGACGTTAGTCGGTCTATTTCGATTCAAGATAAACGAGAAGTTACTCGTGTTTGGCGAGAAAACTATATGTATGAGTGCGGCAGATTAGCTGAAATGCTGTATGTGCCGAACTATAAGGACCCCGTGGCTGCACGTTATCGGTTTGAGCGAAGCGGTGGTGAGTTTATTCAGGCAATCCCCGGACCTCCAGATGTATCTCGTGCTGACAGGTTATACTTCTACGCCAATTGGCGTTAACATAGAACTAAATAAGCAACTTTAGACGTGCCGACTCCTCTCGATTTTTTTAGACAACAAGCTTTGAAGGCTGGATCAAGAGCGCTGCGAGAGGTTTTGTCTGGAGCTAGGCAACTCCCCGAAGAGTTGGTAGCCCCTATTGGCATTGTCCGCAACGCGCTCAGTAACGTCAGCGAACTTCCTGTTCAAGCTGCAGAATATTTCAGGCTTGGTCCGACTACAAGTCGCATTTCTCGTGAAGCTTACGGTGGTGCGGGCGTTACCGGTCGTGGTGGCCTTACGGGAACTCGTAATCTTACCCCAGTTCCTCCACGTGCACCTGTTCCAGCTTGGACTGGTAAGGCTGCTGAGTCGGCTGCTGGGTATCCTCGCCCTCGTCCTACCCCCGGCGGAGCTTTAGTTCCGACTACACCTCCTTCTGCGCCTAGCACTGCATCTCGCGACTTAGCTCGTGATCAACTTGGTCGTTCTTTAGAAGCTCGTGTCGGAACTGTCGGTCCCAACGTCCCTCCTAGTGCCCCATCTTCTGTAAATCCAAACTATTTTCCTTCATCCGTAAACCCAAACTATGTTCCATCATCTGTAAATCCAAATTACTTTCCATCTTCTGTAAATAAAAATTATTTTCTTGATCCTGAGTTTCGTAGTATTGACCCGTCTTCTGCTTTTCAACTTCGATTAGACTTACGTGCTCCTAGAGGTGCTCAAGCTGCACGTCCATATAAAACAACTAAAGGAGCATCACGTCCAGAAGGAACTAATGTTGGCGGTCAATTTTATCGCCCTGACATTATGGTAGAAGATAATGTAGTTACAGTAGGCCCGCGTGGAAAAGGTGGAAATTTTCGAGCGGATGTGGGAACTCAAGACGTTATTCGAGGATCCTTAGAAGCAGCACAAGCAGTTTCTCCCCCAAATACAAATATGGTCCGAACCCCTGCGGGACAGTTAGAAATGGTCAGTCCGACTGGGGCTGTTATGTTTTCTGGCGATGTTGTTGGTCGAACTGCGGCAGCATTTCGTTCCCCAGGTCTTAAGTTCGTTAATTTAAACGCTCCAACAACTCTTCAGCGTTTACTTTTAGGTGGTCTTGGCGTCGGTTCTTTTGCTGCTGGTATATCTGCTATGCGGTCTGAAGGAGAACGTAAACGTTCTGAAGGTCAGATGCCGATGACTACTGAGGAAGAAAATACTCCTTCTGCTGATTTAATTAAACAGATGCAAGTTCAGCAAGCTGGTATGGATATGGGCCGTGCTCTTGCGGCTCGTTTATTCACTGATGAATCTGGACGTCCGCTTGCTGATTCTGGTAACGGTGGGGCTTCTCAGGATCGTAACAGGCGTGAGGCTACTAGATCTGCGGTACAACAAGGAGGAGATCCTGCCGCTGCTATGGTTGCTCGGGCGATAGAACCACGTGATCCTAGCTCTTACAAGAGCGCCGCTGATTACTTTGCAGCAGAACGTGAATATGCTCAGCAGCAAGGCATGCGTGGACTGATGCGTCAAGCTGGTGAACAACTTGCTCAGCGTATGCAAACTGAAGCTCAGTTAGGTGCTTGGGCTGAAGCAAATCCACATCTTATGTATCGACTGCAGCAACAGCAGTTAGCTAACCCTGCCATGAATCAACAAACTGGCATGAACTACGAAGGTGAGGATGTTAACGCTGCTATGGGTTCTGACTCTGGTAATAATGCTGCTGGTTTTGGTGAATCTCAAACCGAGGTTGAAATGGGCAATAAGCAGGCTAACGACATAGCTCAAGCTACTACACCTTTTGTTCAGCCTACGCTAGAAAATTTACCTACTGCTATTCAGCAACGTTTGCAGGAAGAAGCATTGATGCGTCGTAGTGCCGGACCTTTTTGATCTAAACTTATAAAAGCTGGAGGTTGTTAGTGGATCCTTCTATCTGGACAACAGATTATAATCTAAGAATACCTAGGCTAGAGGATCTTAACTTTGATCCTTCTATCTGGACAACAGATTACCAATCTGCTGCTCCTGTTGAGCGAGCAGCTCCAACTTTTTTAGATCAAGTTGGATCGGTTGCCGAAAGTTTGACTCCAGGCTTACGCGAGATTGATCGGGCTATTCGTTCGTATAAAAATCTTCCTGCTCGTGTATACCCTGAAGATATTGAACGTATGCTAAGAATGGCGGGAACTCGTGTAGGAGAAGAAAAAGATAAGTCAGAAGATTTACGGAAACAAATTGAAGAATTAAATAAGCATATGGAAATATTTGCTGAACAACTTAAAAAACAAAATGAAGTTGTTTTTGGGGAAGCTAAAGAACCTGATCAACCTAAGCCTACAGTTGAAGACGAAGGTCAAGCTTCTGATACAGGTTCTGTTATTTCTAGTGAAGCATCTCCTGCAGATAGAAAAGTTCCCCGGCCAGTTCCGATTCAAACTGTTCCCTATAGAGTCAGAGATACTATTTAAAGCTATATGTAATCGATTACAATTGTTGTAAATAGGAGTTGACCCTTGGCGAGTACTAGTACAAACAAATCACCGTGCCTTATCGACCGCCCTTTTTTAAGGGGCGCTCGTATTACCAGTGCAACTACAACTGTTGATTCTTCTACTCCCGACTTTACGGATTTAATTCAACTCGTCCGCGTGGGCGATCTTCCCTCTGAAGATGCAGCTTTAGTCGAAGATATCTTTGTTGTATCTAACGAAGGTTATCCGGATAATGCCGGTCTATACACCGCCGCGTTTGGAATTTACGTTTACGCACCAAACCAAGCAGCGCCTTCAACTTCAGCTGCCATGATGATTGGTAAGTTTGAAGTTGGTCTTTCTGGTGCTACCGAAGGTCTTCTTCAACGGATTGAACTTCCCTCTACAAATGCTCCTGTGCCTCAAGTAGGAGACACAAATCTTGCTCGTTCAGTGCAGATCGGCAAGATGGAAGGTCTTTATCTTGAGAAAGGTTATATTCTTTGCGTCGGTTATTTAGGTAACGGTCTTAATGCTGTATCTGGTGGCTTGAGTCCTTCAGGTGTTACCTGGATGGCGCAAGGCGGTTTCTATTGATCTGTGGCCAGGAAAAAGGGATCAGATAATTTCAACTTTCATAACCACAAGCCGAAAAAATCTTCGTT